AGGATCGTTAATTAGAGTAGCATGTTTTTTAATATAAAAAGTATCCCAATCAACTTTAGAAAAATTTGTAGGAAAGGAATATGCACCTGTACCTGCAGTCATAGTTTGAGTATTTGTAACAAGAATAAAAGGCCACTCTTGAGACACTTGTAAAATTTCTCGTATACTAGAATTAATAGCATCTTTACATAGAGCTTGTAAGTTACGCACACTATCAAATCCGTCACCAGTTGCAGCCAGTTCGGTTTCGTTAATTCTACGAAGTAGCTGATTTACTAACGTAATATACGTAGTCATTGCTTAATCCTTTTGACATAATAAGGGGGCCAGTAAATGCACCAGCCCCCTAAGTTTAGCAGTTAAGCCAGTGCGTCACGATCTACTTCTGCAGCTTGAAGATCACCTGAACCAAGATCAGATACGTCCATTAAAAGCGCCCAGAAGCGGAGATTACCAAGGGTAACATCTCCTTCCGTTGCAAATTTAACAGAAATAATATCTGTACCTGCACCAGAACCAATAACTTGGATTTGTGCAGCTTCTGTAGCTGGAGTTGTTGAGTAAGCACCCACCGCTCCACCAACTACGTCAAAACCATCGACATACAAGTCAATAGCAGCTGGATCAGCGCCAGTGTAACCCATGTCGAGAGTACAAGTACCATCAACTTGAGTCAAGATTTCAATACCAGCGGAAAGAACTACCGAACCCGCAGGTACGTTTAAAACTTCCATAGTATCGTTGGCAGCGAAGTCGCTACCTTTGAGGACAATTGCAGCTGCAATGTCAATAGTGTTTTGCACTAAGTATGGGGAACGTCCCCGTGCAGTGTTGCCTACGGCAGCATGATCTGTTGTTGCTAAATTAGCCATATTCTATACCCCCCTATGCCAAATGATACTTAGCGTTCACAAGAGCTTCTGGACGAAGAATCTTGCGACCGTATAGATGCATGCCACGAACAATGTCGGAGAATGAATCTGGATCACGATATGTTTCAGTCTTGTTGATCTGCTCGGCAGTTGCAACAGATGAATCGTGTCCCGCAACAATCATACCATAGTTAGTAGTAGAGTTCGTACCTGTGAAGGACGGACCTGTACCAACTGTTGGCAAGTTGTTAGACTGATATACACGGAAACCATGAATGTTCATTCCAACTTGACCATTCTGAAGACCAGAACCACCAAAGTCAGCATTGAACAGACGAGAATCTTCGTCTTTCAAAAGCTCCATGAATACTGGATCGACTACCAACCAACGACCTTGTGTATCGACGTTTTGCTGGTCAAGAAGACGAGACATACGTGCGATAACTGTCAGTGGGAAAGTATCACCAGCGGCAGGTGTAGCGTCTGTAGCTCCACCAGTACGTGCGGCAAGAGCAAGTGCTTGACCAGCAGTACCACCAAAGTTGCCAGCAGTAATTTTCATAGATGACAACAGTTCGTCAGTACCTGCAGTTGAAACTGCAACTGAACCGTTAGTAGTAGTGTTAACAGTATCAGGTGAGCCGTGAGTTGCAGACTGTTTGAAGCCTGTCAGATAGCCAAGAACATCTTGGTCAAACTGGTCAGCTAAACGATAAGCAGCACGATCCGAAGCAAGGCTTTGGAAATTGACGTGGCTGTGGGCCTCCTCGATATCATCGACTTTAAAAGCAAAATAGTTAGCTTTATCAATGGTTAACGAGAAATCTTCATCGTCCAAGTCTTGTGGCGTAATAGTTGTACCACGAGTGTATGCTTGTACAGTGATCTCAGGTTCTTTAATAATTTTTACTGAGTCACCCATATTGGCGATTTCGCCAAAATAATCTGAGTTCGTAATAGCTTCACTTATAGATGCTTTGCGGAATGCAAGTTGCACCTGTTTGCTATAAATAACTGGTGAGAAATTACCATTTGGTAAATTGCCATAACCAGCAGCGGTTCCGAATGCCATATTAATTCTCCTAGCATTAGATACAGATGCAAACGACTAATGACTTATACAGAGGCTAATTACTACTAGGGTGCGTTTACAAGAAAGTTGGCCTACCTTCTAGTATAACGGGCCATGAGACATTAGGTTGTCCGAAAGCGTTATTGTTGTTTGCGGGAAGTTTAGTTAGTGGTAGTGCGGGTAGTCCATATAGGGGCCGCACTACTACATTGTATATACAGTTATATCATAGATATTTTTGTATGTCAATAGGTTTATCTAGCATTACCAGACATATCGTAAATAAACTTACCAGTACGGATTGATTCCATGATTGCATCGGAAGCTTTCTCATACTGCTGCGCTGACATCTTATTTACTTGTGACTCTTTAAAAGTACCAGAGGTATCAGATGTATCGGGCGCACTACGGTTATTACGACTATTCACTGAACGTGCAGCGTCTTTAGGACTTGCACTCTTCTTTGTTTTAATACCCATATCAGCTTTGTACAAATCAATTGCACGTGATGCGGAACGGGAATCATTATCATTTTCATACAGTGCGTCCTGTATCCACTTAGGCTGTTCGTCTGCCCACTCATGGAACTGATCACTGTCACGTATTTCACCAAAGTCTGGGTGAGCTTTCATCAATTCAGATTCAGCTTTTTCACGAGATGCATTAGCTCGCATTTCGTCAATCTCTTTTACACGATCCTCAAGACCTGCAGATTGCTCACGTGCTTTTTTAATTGCAATAGTTTCTACAATAGCGGCTACGTCAGGATACTGCTTTGCCCAAGCATCTATGTCTTCATCGGACTTAGGTAATTTAATTTCTTGTTTAGTAGATTGCTCAAGTTGAGTTTGAAGTTTTTTAAACTTGTCATCCCAATCTTTTTCTTTATCTTGCATGTGGCGGCGAAGATCACCGTAACGTTTCTTAAAACTTTTATCTTCTGCATTTACTGGTTCGTCTTCTTTTTCAGGAGCTTCGCCACCTTGTTCTGCAATAAGTTGTTCTAGTTCTTCTTCTTCAACTTTACGTTTGTCTTCGTTAGAATATTTACGATTAGCAAATGCTACCTTAGTTGGAGCTTGCATTTCTTCTGCCATAATAGTATCGTTCATTTTAGTTCTCTCTTACTGGGGCCACCGTAGCCTAGTGTGCTGTCAGGGGGATGAGTAGCCAGTCAAATATAGCGGATTACTTACGTGCCGCTAAGCCACGCTTCTTGGTTGTTGCTTTTGTTTTCTTTTTACTTTTAGGTTTTGTTAGTAGGCCACCTTTATATGCATTAGTATCTGAATCACCTGAGTAATTAGTAATACCTAGTGCGTCACCAATAGCACCAAAAGCATCACCTATCGCTCCAAAGTTTCCAACATTATCTGCGCCACCGCCACTGAACAACGACCCTTCGTCTGAGTTATCGTTGTTATCGTTGTTATCATTATCACTCCCAACCCATGTGCGAGTAATTGCATTTGTACCGGGATTTACAACTTGCTGCCAGTTTCCATCATTGCTAACTTCGCCCAAGATGGGTGTATCGCTAGTGTTAACATTAAGGCCACCATTGCTATTTTTTAAATCGTCTATAGCGTTTTTAGCACTAGTATTTTTCTTTTTTACAGTAGTTTTTCCAGAACCCGTATTTACAATTTTTCCACCTTGGTATTCTTTATCGTCTCCCGGTGTAATCAAATTTACAAAGGATTGATACAAAGAGTTTGAACCTGCTGGTGAAGCTTCCTCTACAGTTTCTGTAGTGTAGCTTTCCATTGTACCATCACCATCTCTGTCGTAACTAAAAGTTTTAGCTCCAGCCAAACGTTCCGTGGCAAACTTTTCATTGAATGTTGGTGCTGCAGAAGTAACTTTAGGAGTTGTACTATACTGAAAGTCCTCTGGAGACTTAGAAACACTACTAGGCGTAAACGCTTGATCTGTTTGTTCTGCAGAAGTAACTGTAGGAGTTGTACTATATTGAAAGTCCTCTGGAGACTTAGCAACACTACTAGGCGTAAACGCTTGCTTTGTTTGTTCTGCTACACTTGCGGCAGGAAGACCCGTATTAGAAATAGAAAGGCGTGGGTCTACAGGAAAAGTAGATGCAACAGGTGCAGTAACAACAGGTGTAGGAGTAACATCGTCAGATATAGCAACTTGTTCCCTATACGCAGGAACGCCTATTTCTTTTATTATATTAGTGCCTTCTGCTACACGGTTTCTACCTGCATCGTCTAGTATAGCTAGCCCCTCTGCCAGTATTTGTTCATCTGATTTTTTCTTTACAGGTTGTTCTGTAGAGTATCCTAAATCCTGCGCTTGTAGTTCAGAAATAGGCGTGTTATAAATAAGGGACCTAGACTCTTCTCCTGCTCTTTGTATAAACTTTGGTACATTTGTTATTGACATAAGGGGCTTCGTTGAAGGTGCTTGATAATTTTCAAGAGGCTCTAGTGGTGGTGCAACAGGTGCAGTAAAGCGTGTCTCTGGTACACTCGCACCAAAGTCTTCACGAGTCGTACCTAATGCGGAATTAGTTTGTGTAGCAACGGGTGCCGTAAC